GCATGTCCAAATCGGACCAGAGACGTGGCCTGAAGGGAACTCGCAGGTGGTACTGGACCAAAGACGTCAATGCTGACAACCGCTGTGATGAGCCAGCTGAGCGCGATGTGAGGTTTCTGTGTGATGTCGACTATTATGTTGACATGCCCAGTCTCCTCGCTGACGAAGCGAAGCCGGTGTTGTTGTATACCGTGGTTCCAGAAGAAGCGACTTCCAATGGCGATGATGACACGTCTTTCAGATTTGAAGAAGACGGGTCACTGACCACCAACGTTGCCGGCGGCGGCAGCTATTCGCACATGCTGTGGGACTATGCCTCTGACTCTTTCCTCGTCGCGGAGAGAACCTTGGGCGTGCCCCTCAAAGCAGTGGCGTATGCTGTCGAACGCAAGCAGGTGGGCAGACACCGCCAGGTAGTGTTGCTTGCCCCAATCAGGGTATTCCACGGTCTGGCAGCCATTCTTGCTGTAAACCTGTTGGAAACGAAGGAGCTGCGAAGGTTCAACCCCATCATGATGGGACCAACGGGAGAGAAGTTCGTGAGATTCAATGTGATGACCTCAAACGGAGAGCTGATGGTCACCACGGCGCGGCCAGGCGCTGCCCTGGCTGCCACGGTGACGCTCGCTGATGACGACGCCATTGCCACTGTTGCCCGGTTGGGCACAACTAATCTCATGCTCCCTACCACAGCTAGTTGGGTGAAAGACCGACCCGCTTCGGCGGTGTTGACAGACTTTCACCGTTGCTGTGGCGGTCGAGCTAAGATGACGGTGTACCCTGTCGAGCGCGGAGTTAGAGCATATCAGTACAAACCCTTGGAGTTTGATGCTGAAGCCAAACCCAAGCTCCAGGCATTTATGAGTCCACTGGTTCACGGAGCGTTCGCACCCGTGGCGAATAAGGCTGGTGAGGAGGCTTGCGTCCAAGGGCGCATTAACAGCCTCAAGAAAGCCGAGCCGCGGCCGAACAATTTCCGTGACCGCTGTATGGATGAGTTTGCGAGTCTCATCCTGCAAGACGTGCACCTTGAACCGGTCTGTTTCGAAGTGGTGAATGCGAAGCAGACTAGCACTACCCAGCAACTGTCGA